GATGCAGTTGCCATAGTTTGGGCAAAATTACCTTCTTGATTAATAATCTTTGCACCAATTCTTACAGTATCAACCCAAGTATCCCCTGCAGGAGTTAACTCAATACTACCCTGCCAAAAAGGAATCATGAAAGGAGTAACGCTTTCAGTTCTTGTTCCAAATGATTGCTTAAGCCATTCTACTTCAGAATAATCTAAAGTAATCGCATCTCCTCCTTTTTTAACATTTACTCCCTCAATATCAGCAAAATCAAGATCTTGCGTGGGATCAGTATCAACAACTGGTCCAAATATAAGATCAACTGAAGTAGTATAATGCTTTGGTCTTAATTGCTTTGTTTGTTGATCAATACTATTCTTAATAGGAACTTGTTCTTCTTGAGTAGTAAATGCTGTAAAATTATCAACAAAGAAACCAGCTTTATACCTATTAGAACCATCTCTATCAGCAACAAACATATTATTGGTATTAGTTTCCAATAAAGAAAGTGCTGTATAATATTCTAAATTCTGAATCCTGTCTTCTAATTTCTTAATATCAATATTCTTATATCCTTTATGACTCAAGAAATTAATAGAAACTTCGGATACATCATAAATGTATGGTGGAAGAGTTGCTTGACATACCTCCAATGCATCATCAACTGGATTAGGAAATTCTGGATTATCAGAAGGTTGTCCGTAATTTATTTGGAATGTTCCATCTTTGTTTAAGAAAATTCTATCAATTCTTCCAAGATAGTAAGAGAAAGTTGTTACTATACTCTCATCAGATGCAAGTATATTTGTAGCAGAATTTCCTGCTTGTTCAAATGTTCTACCATAAAACTCAAGTGGAGATCTAGTAGCACCATCACTTACTGTATAATCATCAACTCTTGGTCTGATATCAATAATATCGGTATTTCTATAACCATCAACTTCTCTAATTTCCCTAGAAAAATCAAAATTCTTATAAGACTCAACTGTTGTAATATCACCAGTATCCGTTGGATTATATGATGCAGTACAGAAATATGCTTTAATTTTTTTAGAAGGTGCTTCATCACCCTTATTACGTGTTACAAATCCATAATCATAAAAACTAGATTGCTGCCCATCATCATAAGTAAAGTTTTCTGAAATATTATAACTAGGATTTGATACTGTTTGAATAGTAGAATATAAATTTGTTTCGGTTGTTTTTATTCTCTCACCTTCTTTAAATAATTCATCATTCCTATAAAGGAATGTAATTGTTTCATCATCTATTATTTCAGCAATTATAGCAATTGCTTCACTTGATTCACCCTTTATAACATCACCAACTAAGAAATCGGATGTTGTAGTAGAAGGACTTGCTATATTAGTTAATACTAGTCTAGGAGCAGTAGGATCTTCTGTGTCTTGTGATTCATATATTCCATATAACTCAATAATATCTGGATGATTAAGAGATATTATATCATCCTGTACTCTAGTACCATAAGGATAGTTACCATAAACTAATCCATCATTTGCTGTAGTAGCACCTATACCAGATTGAGGGTTATTTGATTTGTCAATTATAAGAGTTTTAACAGCATTTCTAACTTTTAGTTTTGCTTTTGGTTTCTTTTTCTGTATAGTAGTAATTACTTCACAATCTCCAGAAATAACATTTGAATCAAAACCTTGCATTTTTAATGCACTTCTACCATTAGCATCTGTAAAAACTGTAACTTTATTAGAATCCAATATCATTGGATTTCCAGTAGTAGTAAATAAACTATACCTTTCCTCATCAAATGGTAAGAAGAATTCATCTTCACCAGCAGTAGGTATCGTGGATGAATTAAATTCACCGTTATCAATATTTACTTGAAACTTTCTACGTACAGTAATAAAAGCCTCAGAAAGATCAACTTCTGATACATTTGATTTTGGAAGAGCAGTATAAAGACTATTATCGTCAGATTCTTGTAATCCTGTATTAATTTTAGTAAAATCAGTTGCAGTTATATGTTCTGCTGGTAATGATTGAGCAATACCCACACTAACTGCTACGTTAGTGATTTCCATATCATTATATTGAACTGTAGGTCTGTTTGGACCTCTATATTTTGTAGTACTAACAACACCAATAACTTTTTCTCTAGTATCTAATGGGTTAGTAAATCTAACTAAATCACCTTTTTTAAATAATTCATCAACTGGATTATCAAAACTAAGAGATACTGTAGAAATTCCAGTATGAACTTTCTGATTACCTATAGTTACAGATGGATAAGTATTCCAATAATGTGCAGCAGTAATACTAGCAATACCAATATTTTTTACATCTTTCTGTACTACATCACCACTAAAGGTAGAAAATCCAGTATAACCTTGACTAAAAACAGCTCTTACATCAGATATTCCATACTCTGTAATTGCTACAGCAATTCTTCCATCATCAACACCATTAAAAATTAAAGATTCGCTTGGAATAAATTCTCCTTCTTGCTCATAAACTATTAAATTTTTATCAGTAGTAGGTTCTTTTAAAAATGCAGTTGCACCACTCTGCTTTCCTTTAATATAAGTTGGAGTACTTAAAGTAACAGGTTGATTTAGAAAAAGTTCAGTTACTGTTTGTACATCATAAAGACTTAAATTAAATTGGTTAGTAGGGATACTTTTTCCAGCAAAATCATAGTCTGCAGTTCCTCTTTCTAATTTGTAATCATAAACTCTAGCAACACCAATTTCTTTACCGTAATTTTCTTGTGAATCCGAAGATGTAACATGCATCCTCTTGTCCCTTAAACTAACAGTATAAGTTCCTCCTATACCAATAACAGGAGAACCCATCGTACCATTTAAGCGAAGAGTTGTTCCTGTATTATAACTAATTGCTTCATCCTTTATTTGCTTTGTTGTACGTGATTTAGGAGCATCTAGGAATACAGCTTCTGGAATCTCAACATCATAACCACGAACATATGCCTTACCTGGAGACATCTTATAAACCATATTGTCATTAGAGACAACTTGCCCACCATAAGTATATTCTCCCTCCTTAAATAAACCCTTATTACCCAATCCATCATCTAAAGCTTCAGTAATAACACTATCAAATTCGGTAACTGTAAAATCTCCTTCAGTATCATATAGTTTAGTTGCTATTTCATCATCAAATGGAGTAGCATCAAGACTACCAGTTTTTTTATTAGAACGTAATACTCCATTTTTTACAGTACCCAATTCTATAAAACTATTATCATCAAAATCATCTAATGATTTTTTAAATAAACTAGCAGTTACTTTTAATCTGTCTGCACCAGGAGCACCATAGTTATTAAATCCCTGTGAATTATCATTTAAAGATTCATCTAAATCTGAATTAATAATTTCTTCTACAATATTCAAACCAACCCTATAATTAGGATTGTTATTATATTGATCTAAAATTAAAGTTTCCGTATCTACAGTAACAAATTGACCACGAATAAAATAAACTCCATTATTAATCATAAATGCAGATCCAATTGCTGCATTACTATTAGAAAGAGTTAATGCAAATGAAGTACCTGCAGTTATTGTAGTATTTCCAAGTAACCCTGATGCAAGTGTACTAGCACATGTTAATTCCTCACCATCATTAAATTGTTGAGTAGAATTGTTAGTTGTATTGCTACCAACATAATTTACATATAATGTAAGAGTATTTTCTTCAGATTCTGAAGGAAGTAATACTTTATCAACAACAGCAGAAACTCCTGATATAACGCCCGATATAGTTTTTCCAACCAATTGTTCAGCAAATGCGGCAACAGGTATTCCTTGGAAGTTATTATTTAATTTTACCGCATAATAGAATTGATTATAAGAAACATTTCCAGGTATTACCCTCTGACCTTCCTTAAAGAAATGATTACCAAATTTTTCAATTTGATTCTGAAGTATAGACTGTAGCGTTGTTAACTCTCTCGCTTGTACTGGATAACCAGGTTTAAATAAAACCTTATGGTAATCACTAGACGAGTCAAAGTCATCAAAATATGGTGCTACATTTAAATTAGTTTGCTGTGGCATAATACTTTATAATCCTTTAGAATTGCAAGATGACTTTAATATCTTCTTTTTGGTTTACAGATCTGTTAACCGATGGTCTATTATCAACGTAAATTATATTTCCTGAGTATCTTTTAACTTCAGGTGAAGAGATACCATCAGTAAAATCTTGACCAAGATTATATGTCTTATTATTTATAGTAGTGCTAAAACCACTAAAACCAGCATAAATCTGCAAATTAGACCCTGTTGTTGGTGTAATAACTAAATCACCTCCAGTAGAAGGAGAACTAGTAAAATCAATTAACTCATACCCATAAGGTGCATTTGTTAAAGCAGCACCTACAGTATTAAATCCAACCCTATCTTGCCAATACTTTAAAACACCTGTTGTTTGATCATAACTAATAACTCTACCAGCAGCAGTAAGACCAATACCTATTGTCTGAGTAAATTGAGTATCTGGATCAAAAGTAGCAGAACTATATCCAATACCAGTTAATCTAATAGCATTTACTGCACTTGCCTTATCTAAAGTAAGTGGAATTATGCTATTTGGTGCAAGTGGATTTTCTACAACCCCAATTCTAGAAAATTGGTTACCTGTTATAAAATCTGGATTCTCAGTATCATTCTCTAATCGAGAATACATTAAAACATTATAAGCACCAAGTTCTCTGTATATGTCATAACCGTGTCCACCACTAGGTGGTATAATAACATTAAATTCAGGTTCAGTACCTGCAACAGGAACTCCACCTGCTGATAAATCTAAAGTACCGTAAGTATAACCCGATCCTTGACTAGAGATAGTTACAGAATCTATTTTTAAATCATTGTTAACTACTACTGTTGCCTCTGCACCATATCCATCACCATTAATAGGAACTCTTGTATATGCAGTTGATATTGCACCAACATTAACACCTGCATTAGTAATAGTAACTATTTTAATAGAACCCTCTATAGCATTCTCTCTTACTGGTGCATTATCAGTCGAATTTTCCCAATCTTGAGGTACTGGAATAAAATCAGAAGTCTCAAATTTTATAATTTCATTTGGTTTGATAGTATAAAGATACTTCCAAACATAACCATCATTACTTGTTCCTGCTGCTCTTGGTTCTAAATCAGTAAATGTTGGTTGATCTAATGAAATTTGTCCATTTGGATAATCTGGACT